AAGCAAAATATCTCGAAAGAATAAGAGAGAATCCTAATTTAAATGAAGATACACAAGTTGCAATTAAGTTGCCTAGAATGTCATTTGAAATTACTTCAATAGCTTATGATGCTCAAAGACAATTGGCAAAAGTTGGTAACTTTACAACAATATCTTCAGATGGTGATGTTACAAAGAGACAAAAGTTTTTTAATCCTGTTCCATATTCAATAAACTTTCAACTTAATGCATATGCTAAATCACAGGACGATGCGTTGCAAATAGTTGAGCAGATATTACCAACTTTTAATCCTCAGTACGCTCTTACAATAAAGCCATTTCAAACTGAGTATCCGAATTTCAAAGAAGATATACAAGTAATAATTAATGGTGTAAGTTTTTCTGATGATTTCGAAGGAGCAATGGAGCAGAGAAGAACAATAATTTACAGTTTGGACTTTGAGATGAAGCTAAGTTATCACGGTCCAATCACAGACAATAGTATCATACGTGATGCTAGAACAAAGATATTTGACATCAATGCTGGTTTAAATGATTCAGATATAGGATTAGAAACTATAGTAGTTACTCCTAATCCATCTGACGTTATCGGTCTCGATGACAGTACCTTTGGATTTTCAACAACAATTTTAGATAGTGCGAGTTAACAATGTATGAATATAGAGTAAAGATAGTTAAGATAGTCGATGGTGATACAGTAGACGTAGATATCGATTTAGGTTTTGGTGTGTGGATGCATAAAGAACGTATAAGATTATTTGGTATCGATACACCAGAATCAAGAACACGGGATTTAGAAGAAAAGAAATACGGGTTAGCTGCTAAAAAGTTTCTGACGGGTATGTTAGATGATGAAGGCGGTATTATACTTAAGACACATAAAGATAAAACTGGTAAGTTTGGTAGAATACTCGGTGAATTATGGAGAACAACGAACTATGCTGATCAGTCTATAAATAATTATATGATTGACAAACATCATGCAGTAATGTACTTAGGACAATCTAAAGATGATATTCAAGAACAGCATATTAAAAATCGTGAATTTGTGAATTTAGATGAGTGATAAAAAAGATATGGAAAAGTTTTTTCCGCCTGAAGAAAAAAATATCGATAATGATTACAAGTATTCTCGTGATACTTATTATGAATTAGTCGAAAAAGGAAAACAGAGTTTAGAACTCATGATGGAGGTTGCACGTGAAAGTGAGCATCCTCGAGCTTTTGAAGTCTTATCAGGTATGATAAAAAATATTTCTGATGTAAATGATAGACTTATGGACCTGAATAAGAAAAAGAAAGATATTGACAAGAAAGATGAGATTAAGAAAGTTGAAAATACTACAAATAATCTTTTTGTTGGTTCCACGACTGAGCTTCAAAAGCTACTAAAGAATGAATCGGAAATAGTCAATGTCACGCCAAAACCAGAATGAAAACTATCTAGGCAATCCTAATATTAAAAAAGATGGTATTACTTCTAACTTCACACAAGAAGAAGTATTAGAATATGCAAAGTGCATGAAAGATCCTGTCTATTTCGTAGAAAAATATGCAAAGATTATTTCTCTTGATAAAGGATTAGTTCCTTTTGAATTATATCCTTATCAAAAAAGAATGTTTAAACAATTTGAAGAGAACCGATTTAATATCGTTCTTGCATGTCGACAATCAGGTAAATCAATATCAGCTTGTGGATATTTACTCTGGTTTGCATTATTTCAATCAGAAAAATCAATTGCAGTTTTAGCTAATAAAGGCGCAACTGCAAGAGAAATGTTAGCAAGGATTACAATAATGCTTGAAAACATACCGTTCTTTTTACAGCCAGGGTGTAAAGCTTTAAATAAATCTAATATAGATTTTAGTAACAATAGTAGAATTATAGCTGCAGCAACAACCGGATCTTCTATTCGAGGTCTTTCAATTAACTTATTATACTTAGATGAATTTGCATTTGTTGAAAGAGCTGCAGAGTTTTATACTTCAACATATCCTGTTGTTTCTTCTGGTGGAGATACAAAAATTATAGTGACTTCAACTGCCAATGGAATCGGTAATACATTTCATAAGATATGGGAAGGGTCAATTCAAGGTGTAAATGAATATAAAAACTTTAGAGTTGATTGGCATGATGTACCTGGAAGAGATGAAAAGTGGAAAGAAGAAACTATTAATAATACTTCACAAATTCAATTTGATCAAGAATTTGGAAATACATTCTTTGGAACAGGCAATACATTAATTAATGCACAAACATTATTAGAATTAAGAGCAACACCACCTAAAAAATATTTAGAAGGTGGAGACTGCTTAATATATAAAGAACCAGTTAAAAACCATGAGTACATTTTAGTAGCTGATGTATCAAAGGGAAGAGGCCAGGACTATTCTTCCTTTAGTCTGATCGATATTAACGTTCGCCCTTTCGAGCAGGTGGTTGTGTATCGCAATAATACTATCTCGCCATTACTCTTCCCTAATATTATATATAAGTACGCTAACGTCTATAACAAAGCTTATTGCATTATTGAATCAAATGATCAAGGTTCTGTTGTTTGTAATGGTTTATATTATGATTTAGAATATGAAAACGTACATGTTGAATCTGCAGTAAAAGCGAATGCTGTAGGTGTAGATATAAATAGAAAATCAAAGCGATTAGGGTGTAGTGCGCTAAAAGATCTTTTAGAGAATAATAAATTAAAAGTTGTTGATGAACAAACTATATTAGAGATATCAACATTTGAAGCTAAAGGACAAACATATCAAGCCGCAGTTGGCAATAATGATGATTTAGTTATGAATCTCGTGATGTTTGGTTATTTTGTATCATCATCTTATTTTTCTAACTTAACTGATATCAATATTAAAGAAATGATATTCAAACAGAAACTTAAAGAAATTGAAGAAGATATTGTACCATTCGGGTTTATAGACAATGGAAATGACCATATTAAAAGAATTGAACCGACTGGTGATCATCCATGGGCTATAGAGTATGATAGAGATTTGTAATATTATAAATAATGGTAACACTTGAATATTCGTATAATGTTAACCGTATAAAAGAATGAGGAAAATAGAATGGCACTCTCTACACCGTCCGAATCACCTGCGGTTGTTGTCAAAGAAATAGACCTGACTGGTGGCGTGCCTAATGTCCAGTCAACTACAGGCGCAACTGTAATTACTTCAACATGGGGTCCAGTCGAACAAAGAGTTAAACTTAGCACAGAACAACAGCTAGTTGACGTCTTTGGCGCACCAGATTCCGCAACTACGCTCTCATTTCATAGAGCTAATTTCTTTTTAAAATACTCTAACTCGCTTCAAACTGTAAGAGTAATTGATACTAATGCAAAAAATGCTGTATCAACTACAGGTCAAACTGCGGCTGCATCTCCACCAGCTGAAGTTATTAAAAATTTAGCAGACTTTAATTCGCAATTGTCTGGATTAGATTCAGATTTGCATACTTTTATAGCTAAATACCCAGGAACACTTGGTAATAGTTTACAAGTTTCTTTGTGTCCATATTCAGCAGGCGACTCTGCATTTGAAACTTGGGCATATAAAAATGAATTTGATGCTGCACCAGGAACTTCTGACTTTGCTACTAAAAATAATGCAACTAATGATGAAGTTCATGTTGCTATTATCGATAAAGGAGGCAAATTCACAGGAACTCAAGGCACATTACTTGAAAGATATGCTTTTGTCTCATTAGGTTCTAATGCTAAAAACGCTGATGGAACTACTAATTACATAAAAGATATAATTAATACTAGATCAGATTTTGTTTGGCAAGTTGATTTTGATTCTGACTTTCGAAATACGTTAGGAGACAAAGCCGCGGCCGGTACTGCAATTGATAGTGGCGATAACTTTGCAAAAACAACTGGTACTCTTAATACAGATATTGATTATAATTTTGCTGAAGGTGTTAATGTTTCTTCATTGACAACTGGAAATATCTTAGCTGGATTTGATCTTTTCGAAGATAAAGATCAAGTAGAAATTGATTTTTTAATTAGTCCAGTTTTCCCATCTAGAACAGATCAAACTACAGTTGTAAATGATTTAGTTACTACTGCTCAGTCACTAAGAAAAGACTGTGTTGTTGTTGCTTCACCTGCAAAAAGTGATGTTATTAACGTTAATAACGCTGATACTGCAGTTGCAAACATTGTAGCTACAGCAAATACTTTTACTAAGTCTTCATATTTAGTTATGGATGGAAACTATCTTAAAGTATATGATAAATACAATGATCAATTTATCGATATACCTGCTAACTCATCAACTGCTGGAATTATGGCAGCTACAGATTTAAATAGAGCTCCTTGGTTTTCACCGGCAGGATCACGAAGAGGACAATACCTAGGAATTACTTCATTAGCTTTTACACCAACAAAGCCTCAAAGAGATACTCTTTATAAAGCTGGTGTGAATCCAATTGCAAATATTCCAGGTGCTGGCGTAATATTATTTGGCGATAAAACTATGTTAGCAAGACCTTCTGCATTTGATAGAATCAATGTTAGAAGATTGTTCTTAGTATTAGAAAGAGCAATTTCTAGAGCTGCAGAACAAGTACTCTTTGAATTCAACGATGAATTTACAAGAGCTGAGTTTGTTAACATCGTCGAACCAGTATTACGTGAAGTAAAAGGTAGACGAGGTATCACAGACTTTAGAGTTGTAGCAGATGAAACTAATAATACACCTGCAGTAATCGATAGAAATGAATTTATCGCAAGTATCTTCATTAAGCCGGCTAGATCTATCAACTATGTTACACTTAACTTTGTAGCTGTTAGAACTGGTGTCGACTTTGAAGAAGTCGTTGG